GAAAAAAAAGAAAAAAAGATGTGTCACGGTATGGATTGTGACAGCCGCCGCACTTGTGGCGAGCAACCTTGCGTGGATCATAGGAGGTATCAGTGAATAACTTGAAAAATATCATCTGTGCCGCACTGATCGGGAGCTTTTCCACGTTCCTTCCGTTCTGGCAATGGGGCGGATCGGGCAGACAGCTTTTTGCGGCGGTGATGAATACAACAATCGTATATGGAATTCTCTGGGATATTGATACGCCAGAGAGAAAGGGGAATGGAAATGTTCGAGAAAGAGATTGACGAAATTTACGAACTTTGCAAAAGAGTTGCGAATGAGGCTCCGGCAGCAAGTATTACGTTTGAACATTCATCATACGGATTAAATGTAAGAGGAGTTAAAAGAAAAAAAATCATCGAAGTTCTCGGAAGCGAATTCAATTGGGATTTGTATCAGACTATAAATTTTGATTATCTTTCTGAAAGAGAAATCCGCGAGAAGCTTAAGATAATCAAAACTTTTCTGTTGGAACTTCTGATAGATGGGAGGTGTGCGCTAAATGTTGAGTCAGATGGAATTGAAGCTCCTGCCGACAATGAAACTGATAACAACAGCGAACGTGCTTCTGGAGGAGCTGAACAGGCGGAAAGCGTACATTCTTGACTGGGAGAACCCGGACATGTATCTGAATCATCTTGAGTATCATTGCGCTGGCGGAATCTTTCCAAGTGGCGAGCAGAATCCAGCGCGAGGAGATGGCTCTGACAATGTTTACTGTTTCTTTAGCGAGGTGAGAAAAGATGCAGGAGAGAATTAATGAAATCCTTGCCCTGATAGACGAGCAACTTTCCCTTGTAGCTGATAACTACATTGAAAGTTCATACAAGTCAAGAACACTGGCGAGCTATGTACAGGCTCTGAATGGGCTTTTAACGGCTCAGAAATCATATAAGGAGGAAAGTATCGGTGAGTGAATTTGAAATCCGTATTCCGGCAAGAAAGAAGCAGCCGGCAACTGATAAAGATAACCCGGTTGTGAAAGTATCAACAGTTGCATACAACGCACTGGTTGAAATCTATAACGAATCAACCTTATCAATGAAGGATATCGCAAGTTTGCTGATTATTGAGGGAAGTAAACATGTGGTTTATGACAAGGAGGAATAGGAGTGAATATATATGAGAAGTTAGGGATTATTCAGTCAAAACTGAAAGCCCCTAAAGGGCAGTACAATTCCTTCGGGAAATACAAATACAGAAGCTGTGAGGATATTTTGGAAGCTGTAAAGCCTCTCCTGACAGAAACAAGAACTGTATTGAGCATCACCGACCAGATGGAAGTTGTTGGGGACAGGATTTATGTCAGATCAGAAGCACACTTGAAAGACTGTGATGATACTGGCGAAATCGTTACAGTTGCTTATGCAAGGGAAGAAGAATCTAAGAAAGGTATGGATTCTTCGCAGGTAACAGGCGCAGCTTCATCTTATGCCAGAAAGTACGCTCTAAATGGACTGTTCTGTATTGATGATAACAAAGACAGCGATTCTACTAATACAGGAGAGAAAGAAAAAACGTCCGGTAGGAAAGCGGAACCGGCAAAAGAAACCGAGATGATTAGTTCCGAGACTACTATGTCAATCAAAAACATTATTGATAAGTACCCGGAAGCCAAGCTTTTAGAACAGATCAAGGCTCGTTTCAAGGTAAATGACATTAAGTCACTTACAAAAGAGAAAGGGCATAAATGTCTCAAAATGTTAATTGACTATGACAAACAGCATGTAGAAAAGGAGTAACAGCATGAATAAAGTAATTCTTACAGGAAGATTTACACGTGATCCGGAAATCAAATATACAAATGACGGAACATCTATTGCGAGATTTTCTATTGCAGTGAACAGGAGATTTGTAAAAGAAGGTTCTGACCAGAAAGCAGATTTCTTGAATTGCATCGCTTTCGGAAAGTCGGCAGAATTTATCGAGAAATATTTTTCTAAAGGAATGAAAGCGGATTTATCCGGGAGAATCCAGACCGGCAGTTACACCAATCGCGATGGACAGAAGATATACACGACAGACATTGTTGTGGAAGAAATTGAGTTTGGCGAAAGCAAGAGCAATGACGGATTATATTGCTGTTCTGGAAGCAAGGGCAGTTATGGAAAAAGTTGATTTGGAGGTATGATTATGGACATTTCAACATTAGGCTCATGCGTAGCAATCGTGATGATCTGTTACATCGTAGGAATGGGCTGTAAGGCATCAAAAAGAATCTCTGATGAATGGATTCCGGTGATCATGGCGGTTATTGGTGGAATTCTCGGAGCAGTCGGAATGGGAATTATCCCGGATTTCCCGGCAACGGATTATATCACGGCAGTTGCAGTCGGTATGTTTAACGGATTGTCGGCTACCGGTGTGAATCAGGTTATTAAACAGACAGTGCAGAAAGAATAATTAAGGAGAGGATATCATGTACGAAAAAACTTTGACGATTTTCAATTATTATGAGAGTCCGACAACAAGAGATGCGTACTGGTATCCTCATGTTTTATCCGGCGTTGACCTCATTACGGACAAGGGGGCAATCCTTAAGAAGTACGGACCAGATGCAACTGACAACGCACAGTTACATATCCATTATACTGTCCAGAACGGTGATATAACCATTGCTGACAAGAATGCTATGTTGTGCCGACCTCCTACGGCGGTGATACATCTGGTTATCAGATTCCATTTACCGTGAACTATGTCGGAGAACGTGTAAAAGGAAAGTTTGATGTTTCCGCCGGAACATTTGCAGCTGACAGCGAATAAGCACATATACAAGGAGGGCGCGCCAAATGGCAAAAGTAATTAATACAAAAATTGACGATGGAATTCTCATTTTTACGTTTACCAACAATGAAGATGAAGTTTTTTCTTCTTTCAAACTTAATCCGACGGACATTAATGTAGCAGCACGTGCAGAAGAACTGACAGAATATTTTGAGCAGCTCAAAGATTCCATTCAGAAAGTCACTTCTGGCAAAGAAATGGCAGAGCTGAACAAACAGATCGAGGATAAAATCAACTATCTGCTCGGATATGAAGCATCAAAAGACCTGTTCAAGGAGCCAATTACCGCAACAACTGTTTTTGGCAATGGTCAGGTGTTTGCTTATATCGTTCTGGATAAAATTGCAGAAGCAATCGCGCCGGAAATCGAAAAGAGAAAAAAGAAAATGCAGGCAGCAGTCAATAAGTATACGGAGAAGTATACAAAATGACCGCCTATGAGCTCCCCACCTCACTAAACATAAGTGGGGTGGATTTTTCTATTAGAACCGATTTTCGCGCAATCATTGATATTCTCATTGCGCAGAATGATCCAGAGTTAGATGAACAGGCGAAAGCAGTTGTTATGCTACAGATCCTGTTTGAGGACTGGCAGAGTATACCGGCTGAATGTCTGGATGAAGCTTGTCAGAAAGCATCGGAGTTCATCGACTGCGGACAGTTGGACGATAATCCGAACCATCCAAAACCCCGCTTGATGGACTGGGAGCAGGACGGAGATATGATCGTTCCGGCGGTAAACAAGGTTGCCGGTAAAGAAATCAGATCCATACCTTATATGCACTGGTGGACGTTTTTCGGATACTTTATGGAGTCTGGCGAGTGCCTGTTCAACACGGTTGTTGGAATCCGGTCAAAAAAAGTAAAGGGTGAAAAGCTCGATAAATGGGAAAAGAAATTCTATCAGGAAAACAAGAATATTATTGACATAAAAACACGTCTCAGCGACGAGGAGCAAGCTTATAAAGATAAGCTGAATGAGATGCTGACCTCAAATAGTTAGGAGGTGGACACATGGCTGCTGATGGCTCAATTATCATTGATACCAGAATAGATACTGACGGAATATCGTCTGGTGTCAAAGAAGTACAAGCGGCATTTAAAGATTTAGCAAACTCGGTCAAGGAAATAAATGCAAATATTAATAGCATATTTCACGATGGATTTGAAAAACTCGAAGATTCGTTTCAATCTTTACAGCAAAAATCAGAAAAAGTCGAAAACTCTATGGACAAAATGGGGAATTCGGCAAAAAAAACAGGCACCACGGTTTCTAACTCATTTAATAAAATGGACATTTCCA